TACCGACCCACTAAGTCTGGTGCAGGTATGACAGCCAAGGGTGTAAAAGCCTACAGGAAGAAGAATCCTGGTTCTAAACTAAAGACAGCCGTAACTGGTAAGGTAAAAAANGGAAGTAAAGCAGCTAAAAGACGTAAGTCCTACTGTGCAAGATCATTAGGACAACTAAAAAGAAGTTCTGCTAAGACAAGGAATAACCCTAANTCACGTATTAGACAAGCAAGAAGAAGGTGGAAGTGCTAAATGTTAACACCACAACGTAAAAAATCACAAGAATTAACAGAAAAACAAGAGAATTTTCTTGACGCATACTTTGCGGAAGGAGAAAAAACCTTTGGGAATATAACCCAAAGTCTATTGCAAGCAGGCTATTCGGAGTCCTCAAGGTCTTCAGTATCGAAAGCTATGCGACCTCACATAATAGACAGAGCAAAAGGATTGTTAGCAACGACAACAGCCAGTGCAGTAGGACAGATAAAGGATGCTTTATCAGGAAGTACAGAAGAACCAATAGCTAGACAGAAATTAAGGTTTGAAGCAGCAACAGACATACTTGATAGATGCGGTATATCCAAAAGACAAGAGGTAGTAACAGAAAACAAGCATATACATGCTGTTGTTTTGTTACCTGCAAAGAAAGCAGAAGCATTAGATTTATCAGATATAGAGGCTGAAGAACTTGGACACTCCTAAAAAAGGAAGACCTAAACTTAAAGAAGGCGAGAAAGGTCGATACAGAGTGTCTGCTAAGGTAAAAGCTCGTAGAGCTGCCCTAGCCCAGTTGAAGTATAGAGACAAGAAGATAGCAAAACATAAGAACCAACTATCGAGGCAGAGACAATTAAAGAAAGAGAAAGTAGAGAAGTTCAAACACTTGGAGAAAGCAGTGGAGGGAAAAGCTGCAATGACGGAAGACGTGCTTGCATCTGCACCGAAACAGTTCCAGGAGTTTGTAGCAGAACAGGAAGTGGCGTTCAAACCGAACCCAGGTCCGCAGATGGAGTTCTTAGCAGCACCTGAACGTGATGTTCTTTATGGTGGTGCAGCAGGTGGCGGTAAGTCTTATGCCCTACTTGCAGACGCTTTAAGGTATGCTCATAATGCAAATCATAGGGGATTGCTCCTAAGAAGGACATTGGGCGAACTAACAGAGCTGATAGACAAGAGTAGGCAATTATATAAGAAAGCTTTCCCAGAGGCTGTTTTTAGAGAAAGTAAATCGACTTGGGTGTTCCCTTCAGGGGCTACGATTTTATTTTCATATTTAGATAGAGATACAGATGTTACAAGATATCAAGGACAAAGTTTTAACTGGATTGCAATCGATGAAATCACGCATTACCCAACTCCTTACGTATGGGAGTACCTTCGTTCAAGACTCCGTACAACGGATCAAAGCATTGTACCGTACATGCGTTGCACAGCTAACCCAGGTGGAATGGGCGGTTGGTGGGTTAAAAAGATGTATATTGATGCTGCCGAGCCAAACACGCCTTTTTGGGCTAAAGATGTTGAACAAGGTACTATCCTCAGATACGGAGCCTCAGCCCAAGAAAAAGCAGGAAAGCCCCTCTTCCAAAGAAGATTCATCCCTGCAAGACTAACGGATAACCCTTACCTTATAGCTTCAGGGGAATATGAGGCTATGTTGTACTCTCTACCAGAAGTGGAGAGGAGAAGACTACTAGAAGGAGATTGGGATGTTACAGATGGTGCAGCGTTTGCTGAGTTTGATCGTTCAGTACATGTTGTTGATCCCTTTGAGATTCCTAGGTCTTGGGCTCGTATTAGGGCTGCAGACTATGGTTACTCTAGTCCTTCTTGTGTTTTATGGGGGGCTGTCGATTATGATGGTAATCTATGGATATATAGAGAGCTTTACGGAAAAGGCTATACAGGAGAAGGATTAGCCGAAAGGATTATGGAACTAGAATATGATGATCCTACTATGCAGACTGCCGTATTAGACGAATCTTGCTTTAGTAAAACAGGTCACGGTCTAAGTATAGCAGAGTCCATGAACAGATTTAACCTAAGATGGATGGCATCAAATAGAAATAGGTTAGCAGGAAAGATAGAATTGCATAAACGTTTAGGTATGAACGACATGGGAGAACCTAGACTGAGAGTATTTAATCACTGTAGTCAGTTGATAAGAACATTACCTACACTACCTCTAAGTAAAACAAACCCAGAGGATGTAGATACAAAAGCAGAGGATCATGCTTACGATGCTTTAAGATATATGTGCATGACAAGATTAGTTAACAGCCCATACTATCATCCTAGGTTTAGAAAACCAAAAGAATTTGATAAGTATGTAGTGCAAGACCCTGTATTTGGATATTAGATGGCAAAAAGAGCTAGATCAAAAATAAGTTTTTTAGAAGGCTATGAGTTTTACCTTGACCCTACAACTGTGTCAGGAAAAAAAGAAATAACTGATGGTCAAAGAACAATATTAGGAAATATGCAAGGTCAGTTGGATAATGTTACCTACGTAGATGTAGGCGAAACTATGAAGATGTACACTATAGATGGTGTAGATGGTAGGACAGATGAAATTTTAGAACAGGTAATAGACTTAGCTAAAAAAAGAAAAATGAAAGTATATCCTATGCTAGAATTATTATATGCAACAGGGGCACGTATAGGTGACATAGTAGACCTAGATAACGATTTAAAATTTCAAAAAGGAATGAAAGTACAAGATTTAGATTTTAAAAATGGTTTTATTATTTTTAGAGGTGCTAAACGTAATGTTGAAAGAATTGTTGGTATGCCTGATTATCTTTCAGAACTATTACAGCAACACATTAAAGAAAATGGTTATGTAGGTGATGATTATTTATTTAAAAGTGAAGTAGTAAAAACTGTAGATGATATACCAGTAGACAATAATGTACCTAAAAACCAAGATACTTTTAGAAATCCTTTTAATGAACTTATAGAAGAAGTAACAGGCTCAAGAGAATCAGGACTGTCTTTACATAAATCTTTCAGAAATGGATGGATAGAATCTGTACGATCTGTTGTAGATGGTATACCAGTAGACAATGTGGAAGCAGCTACAGGACAATATGTAGGACATAAATCACTTACAACTACAGATGAATATACAGGTCTTATTACAGGTCAAGTGGTTAAACCTCTAAGTGAAAGAAAAAGAGCAATCCTTTCTACTTTTGGTTATGCAGCTAATAAATTAAATATAATGGCTAACAATCAATCAAAGTTTAAAGGCGGTGGAGAAGGTAAAGGTAGAAAGAAAAGCACAAAGAAAAAAGTAAAAAATATAATACCTAGAAAAGCCACAGAACTTACTGCAGAAGAAATAGTACAAGACAAAAGAAATGTTTTTGGTTCTGGTAAAGATATAGATGAGAAAGTGCCATTTGGCACAGAAGAAGAAAATTTAGGTGGAACAATATATGGTGAAAAAGAAATTAATAAAGCGTATAGAAGTTTAGCTAGAGCAGCTACTAAAGGTACTATGTATAAAGTAGGCAAAATGTTAAATAACAATGCTGAAAAAGCTGTAACACTATTAAACTTAGAAAATAAAAATATAATTAAACTTACTAATCCTTTAGACGAAACTAATGCTTCTAAAGTTATTAATGATGTTTTAAATAATAGATTAAATTATGCTAATTATATAAACGATGCTGACAGTATAATTAAACCTGTAATGATGGCAGCTTTAGATTTTAGTTATGATCCTAATAATTTAATGGACACTATAATAAAAGCTCCAAAAGTAAAAACAGATATAAAAAAATCTATGCCAGGAGCTACAACAGATCAAATAATAGATGAAACAAACTGGTGGTCAAATAGAGGTTTATCTGAATATGTTTCAGAATCAGGTACAGACGGAAGACGATTAAGAACTGGAGGTCTTAAGCCTGAAGTAAAACTAGATATGGATGTAACTAGACAAATATATGAAAAACTAGAACTTAAAGCTTATGCAAATAACATAGCACAAATACTAGATGGTCAATTACAACATTTAACTGCAGATGCTACAGGAGATGGTATTGAACAGATTACACAAAGGCACGAGATATTTAAAAGAGCTATGTATAGTTACGCAGAACAAAATCCAGAAAGTTTAATAGCATTTAGCCGTTCTCAAAACATAAACGTAAATCAAGCAGTTGAAGAAATAATAGAAGCCCACAGTGGTGCAGCTCAAAGAGTAGAATTTTCTAGTTTATCTTCAGAAGATTTAGTAAAAGTTATAAATGATAATCCTGATGTATTTCCTGATTCGCCAGACTTATTTAAAAAATATGGTAAAGAATTTATATATAGAGCAAGATTAGAACCTTACATACAGTTTTTTGCTGAACAAGGAATACTTTCTAAAAAAACGTATATAGGTGGTGTAGCTCAAGATTATGGCTCTTTATTTGGTAGAACACTAAAAGAAACGTCTAAAACTTTAAAGAAAGAATCTTTTACACCTGCAGGAGTTCCTGAAAAAACTACTAGAAAATGGTTATTTGATTTTAGAAGTAACTTTTGGGATGAAGCAGGATTAAATTTAGCAGAAGGTAATGGGCTTGATCCTGAAACAAATAAAACTTTACCTTTGTTTGATTTAGATGAGTTTGAGTTAGATACAGGACAAAATCAAGTTTTGCCTGAACCTAAAGCTGAATTAGAAGTTGACCCTGATAATACAAAAAGAATTAATAAAATAAAACCAAGAAAAACTCCACCTATACGTTGGGGCGTAACAGGTTTAGGGTTTTTGTTTCCTCAAAGCCTTGCAGGTAAAATTGCTATCGAAGCAGGTCTAGAGACAATTATGCACACGTCTTTAGTAGATATGTCAGGTCAAGGACAAGGAGTATATAATAATAATTTAGATAAACCTATAACGATAAAAGGATCAGAAGGAGAAGAGTATATTTATCCAAACGTTAGTTCTGCTAACATTAGAGATCAACTAGCTAACCTTTCTCCAGAAGCACTACGAGAAGTTACATCTTGGGATAGTGAAGATTGGGCAAAAAGAGGGTATGACGAAGAAAAACTAAAGAACCAAGACATAGGTTTTGTAAAAAGACATATAGAAGAATTTAAAGATTATGGCAGAATGTTAAGTGTAGTAGGTTCAAGCATAAGTAATGTAAGTCCTTTAGGAGGTCTTCCTTCTACAGACACAGGTTCTGTAGATAGAATGGAAGAGACTATAGAAGAAGTAGATACTGCTGAAGCTACAGACCCTGACCTAATAGAGTATAGAAAAGCTACAACATTAGCTAGTGTTAGACCTGAAGATGTAGACCAAGACGCAGGTCTTTCAAGAAATCAAGAAGCTTATCTTAGTTCTGATAAACAGCCAGAAGGCGTGTACGATATGTTTTTTAAAGGTGACAGTTCTTTTGCAACAGCCAATAAAAGAAATAGAGTAGAGAGAGAACAAGCTATAGCTAATACAGAGGTTCCTTTAACACAGGATGAGCAAGTAGATAAATTATTTGCTAAAGAAAATGTTATTTAACAACCAACCAAGGAGAGAAAAATGCCGTTATATGGAAAATATAAACAAGGTGACTTAGGCACGGAAAACGAAGCACAACTATCCAGAGAAAAAATGGAAAGTTGGGTTAGCACAAAGTATTCCCATGCACAAGAATCCTCTGTTAACGAAAAAAGCCTTTCAGGTAAGAATCAAATAGATTCTGGCTTTAATGCTTTAGCAGACAAAAAAGACTACTAAAATGGCTGAGATAGGTGAATTAATAGGCACTGGTGAACAGAAAGACATTTC